AAACTATGCATGAAAACAGATTCGTCATAGTTAAGTTCCCTAGACAATCTGGAAAGTCAATTACCACAATTGCGTATTTTTTGTGGTATATCATATTTAATAATGATGTAAAGGTTGCTATTCTTGCGAATAAAGCAGAAACAGCACAAGAATTAATGCAACGTTTACAGTTTGCGTATGAATCTCTACCATTTTGGATTCAACAAGGAATAACAACATTTAATAAGAGAACGATTGAATTAGAAAATAAATCAAAAGTTCGTGCTGCTGCAACATCATCCGCAAGTATTCGTGGTGATTCTATGAATATTCTTTTGCTAGATGAGTTTGCGCATATTGATCCACCAAAATTAGCGGAAGAATTCTTCACTTCCACATATCCAACAATTTCATCAGGTAAGACAACAAAAATCTTTATGGTTTCAACACCTAAAGGTATGAATTTGTTTTATAAGATGTGGACAGAAGCAATTAATAATAGAAGCTCGTTCGTACCTGTTGAAGTTAATTGGAGAGATGTTCCTGGTAGAGATTCCAAATGGGAACAAGAAACAATTAACAATATTGGTCCAGAAAAGTTTGATCAGGAATATGAGTGTAGCTTTCTTGGATCAGTTGGTACCCTAATAAGCAGCACAAAGTTAAAATGCTTAACTTTCAAGGATCCAGAAAAGTCTTTGCATGGGTTAGATGTATTTGATCCACCAGAACCAAATCATTCTTATATTTTGGCAATTGATACTGCACAAGGTAAAGGTTTAGATTATCACGCAATTCAAGTTATTGACGTTACACAATTACCATATAAACAAGTTGCTAAGTTTCGCAATCACCACACACCAGTAATTGTTTTACCAAATATTATTGAAGCAATTGGTAAGTTATATAATAATGCCCACGTATTAATAGAAGTTATGGATACTGGTGCTCAAGTTGCTGATATGTTGCATTTTGATTTAGAATATGAAAATTTAATTCATGTTACAATTAGAGGGCGCCAAGGTCAAACTGTTGGTGGTGGATATACAAAAACATATCAACGTGGTCTAAAGATGACACCACAAGCAAGACGCCAGGGTTGTATGAATTTAAAGGCTTTAGTTGAACATGATAAGTTAATTATACAAGATTTTGACACAATTAAAGAATTAACAACATTTACAAGTAACAATAAAAATGGTAAATATGAGGCTGAAGAAGGCGCCCACGATGACTTAGTTATGTCACTTGTAGTATTCAGTTGGTTGGTTGCTCAAAAATATTTCCGAGAAGGTGTGGATCCAAGTACAGATTTACGTCTTTCTCTAGAACAAGAAAATAGAAATTGGATTGACGATGAATTGACTCCAGCAAGGCTTGTAATTGATGATGGCTTAACTATTAATACTGAAGTAGATAGTGAAGGTACTATTTGGACACCAGTCTAAAATTTCGATTTAACTAAATAATTCTAGAATTAGATTTTAGGTATTATTTTGTGTAATTTTAAGGAGATATAATTAAATGGGATTCCAACTTTCACCTGGAGTTGTGGTTCGCGAATGGGATCAAAGTACTATCGTTCCTGCTGTAGGTACAACTACGGGGGCATTAGCAGGCTTATTCCAATGGGGACCAGCTTACGAACGCGTATTGATTGATAATGCGTTAAATTTAGAAAAGAAGTTCTATAAACCAGATAATGATACAGCAGTAGATTGGTTTTCTGCATATAACTTTTTGTCATACGGTAATAGCTTATTGGTTGTAAGAGCAGTATCAGACGCCGCAAAAAATGCTATTAGCAATTTAACTTCTGTTGCAAGTGTAGCTATTGGTGGTTCTGGTGGTACAGGATATCACCAATCAACAACAACTGCAACTTTTGCTGCTGCACCAAGCGGTGGTGTAACTGCAACTGCAACAGTAACCGTAACAGCCGGTGTAATTACTGCAATTACAATTACAAACCCAGGTAAAGGTTATTTAACTGCACCAGCAATTACAATTGCCGATTCCGATGGAACACCTGGTACTGGTGCAACTGCAACAGCAACATTAGCATCAGCAGTATTGGTAAAGAATGAAGACGATTATACCCAGAATTATGCAATTGGACAAGCAAATGTCGGTCCTTGGGTTGCAAAATATCCTGGTGAGCTTGGTAATAGCTTAAAGGTAACAATGGCTGATTCAGCATCCTACTCCGCATGGACTGGATACAAAGATTATTTTACAAGTGCGCCATTGGCTGGTGAAGTACACGTTTTAGTCATTGACGAAGATGGTGTAATTACTGGTACTCCAAATACTGTTCTAGAAACATTCCCATTCTTGAATAAAGCAGCAGATTCTAAAGCAGATAACGGTGCCACAAATTACTATGCTGATGTTATTAACAGAACATCACAATGGATCTGGTGGTCAGACCACCCAGTTGGATCCAACTGGGGAGCTCCAAAAGGATCTGTAACATTTTCCACATTATCATCCGCATTAACTGTTAGTCTAGATGGTGGTGTTTCTCAAAACGATCAAGCAGATATTGGTGATTATACAACAGCTATTGATTTATTTGAAAACGGTGAAGATGTTGATATTTCATTAGTAATTGGTAGTTCACCAAATGTTGTAACAGACGGTGGTGCTGCAACTGTTTACCAATACATTATCGATAATATTCTAGAAAAGAGACGCGATTGTGTTGGTTTCTTCTCACCACAATTATCAGATGTTGTAAATAACCCAACAAATGAATTAGATGATTGTGTTACTTGGTTCGGTACAACAATTAATAGACCAACATCATATGGTGTTGCGACATGTAACTGGAAATATCAATACGATAAGTATAACGATGTTTTCCGTTGGATCCCAGATAATGCTGATATTGCTGGACTTTGTGTAAGAACAGATACCGATAGAGATCCATGGTATTCACCTGCTGGTTTCAATCGTGGTGTAATTAAGAATGTTACCAAGCTTGCTTGGAAGCCTTCTAAGGCACAAAGAGATGAGCTATATAAGAATAATATTAACCCAGTAACTTCATTCAAAGGTTTAGGTACAGTTCTATATGGTGACAAGACCATGTTAACTCGTCCTTCAGCTTTTGATAGAATTAACGTCCGTAGATTATTCATTGTATTAGAAAAGGCAATTGCAACAGCAGCTAAATATTCATTGTTTGAATTTAACGATAAATTCACAAGAGTACAGTTTAGAAATCTAGTTGAACCTTTCTTAAGAGATGTTCAAGGTAGACGTGGTATCTATGATTTCCGTGTTGTTTGCGATGAAACAAACAATACTCCAGAAATCATTGATAGAAATGAGTTCGTTGGTGATATCTATATTAAACCAGCTCGTTCTATTAACTTTATCACATTGAACTTTATTGCAGTAAGAACTGGTGTACAATTTGAAGAAATTGTAGGAAAATATGGTGGTTAATTTTGGGGGACTAACCAGTCCCCCTTTATTTCCAATGTAGATATAAATAGTTATTAGGAGATTTATTTAAAAATGCCATTTAATTTACCAGACGTTATGGCTCACTTCAAATTGGGTGGAGCCCGTCCTACATTATTCGACGTTACTATGCCATTTCCAACATCCGCACCAAATGTTGCTGCAACAACAAAACTAACATTTAGTTGTACTGCCGCATCATTGCCTGGAGTAAGTATCGGAGCAATTGTTATCCCATATTTTGGAAGAGAAACAAAGTGGCCCGGTGATAAGAAGTTCGAAGATTGGAATATTACAGTCAATAATGATGAGGATTTTATTGTCAGAAATGCTTTCGAATTGTGGTCTTCAAAAATTAATAGCCATAGCGGCAATTTAAGAGACCAAGCAGCAGTAGAAATTACTGGTTGGGGTGTTGATGCTTACATTAAGCAATATTCTCGTACCGGCGATCCTATTAAAGGATATAAAATGATTGGTTGTTTCCCAACAGATATCGGTCCAATCGAAGTATCTTGGGATGGAACAAACCGAATTGAAACATTCGCTGTTAGATTATCTTACCAATGGTGGGAAAATGATCAAACAGACGGTCAGGGTGGAAACGTATTAACAATCTAATACCTGTTCTGGGTGGTTCGCCACCCAGAATCTTTTATAACAAATGAGTAACTGAAAGGAGAACATATGCCCGGATGGAGATTATTTGGATATAAGCTGGGAGAAGATCAACCCTTAGATCCAAACAAAAAAACATTTTCGTTGCCTATAAATGACGATGGAGCCGTTGTAACTGCCGTTGGCGGTATACAAGCTACATACGTTGATTTTGATGGTCAATCTGCTAAAAATGAAGTAGAGTTGATTACAAAATACCGCGAGATGTCTTTAACACCAGAAACTTCAGCAGCAATTGACGATATCGTCAATGAAGCTATAGTTATGGAAGAAAATAAACCACCAATTTCTTTGGTGACTGATAATTTAAATTACGATGAGTCATTTAAGGGGAAATTAAGAGATGAATTTGAACACATTATTAAGTTACTTGACTTTAATAATATTGGTTATGAGATCTTTCGTAGGTGGTATGTTGATGGTCGCCTGTATTTCCACATTATCATTGATGAAACAAAACCAGATGAGGGCATACAGGAACTACGATACCTTGATCCGAGAAAAGTAAGAAAGATTAGAGAAGTTAAGAAATCAATTGATAGAATTACTGGATCTGAAATAGTACAAGATGTTCAAGAATATTTTATATATAATGAACGAGGTTTACAAACAACATCTGGAATTTATTCTCCTGGTGGTATGGCTGGTACTCGAATTTCTCCGGATTCTATTTGTTATGTACATAGTGGTTTAATTGATTCACAATATAACTCTATTGTTTCTTATTTACATAAGGCTATTAAACCATTAAACCAGCTAAGAATGATTGAAGATTCTTTAATCATTTATAGAATATCTCGTGCACCAGAAAGAAGAGTTTTTTATGTTGACGTAGGTCAACTTCCTAAAGGTAAAGCTGAAGCATATGTTAATGATTTGATGCAACGTTATCGAACAAGACTTGTATATGATAGCAATACTGGTGAAGTTCAAGACAATAAGCGTCATATGAGTATGTTGGAAGATTTCTGGCTACCTAGAAGAGAAGGTGGTAAGGGTACAGAAGTTAGCACATTGTCCGGTGGTCAAAACTTAGGTGAATTAACAGACGTTAATTTCTTCCAAGATAAGTTATATAAGGCATTAAATATTCCAGTATCAAGATTAAAGCAAGAAACTGGCTTTAATTTAGGTAAAAGTTCAGAAATTCAACGTGATGAAATTAAGTTTGGTAAATTTATCTATAGATTGAGAATTAGATTTTCACAAATATTTGATGTATTGTTGAGATCTCAACTAATATTGAAAGGTATAATTACTAAAGAAGATTGGGATAATATTCGTAAAGATATTATCTATGAATTCCAAAAGGACTCTTATTTTTCTGAGTTAAAAAACTTAGAAATTCTATCAAACAGAATTCAAACATTAACCAGTATGAGTGAATATATCAAGAGATATTATTCAGAAAAATGGGTCAGAAAAAATGTTCTAATGCAATCTGAAGATGAGATTTTGGAACAAGATAATCAAATTGCAAAAGAAGGTCTACCGGATCTTCCTGCTGGAAGTTCAATTGGTATGCCAGTTGGTATACCAGGAACAGATTATGCTCCTCCACAATATGCTTCACAAGCAGCACAGTATGATCAAGTTATTGGAGCCGATCCTGCTAGCCAAGTGTTAAAGCAACAGCAAGCACAGCAGCAAGCACAAGAATTTGAAATGATGCAAAAACAGCAGGCAGCAAAATCTGTTGATACTGCACCAGATAAAAAAGATGATAGATCTGGTAAATCAACAAAAACACAAATTCTGAAAGGATCACCTAGACCTAAGGAAAATCAGACAAAAGGTGTCCATCATAAGGGTTAATATAAATATAATTAAAGAGGAATTATGCCAGAAATAAAAAGATACGGTGCTTCATTGGCTCATGTTTATAAGAGAAAAGCAGTAGAAGCTCCTCCTATTCCAACAAAACCAATTAAATCTGTTGATGCTCCAAAAGTTATTGTACCTACAGATAAAGAAAAGCCTGCAACACCTGTTGTTGCACCAACAAAAGAAAAGGATGTGAAGCCAAATGAAAAACCACGTTCATAATATTGTAATATCTGCTTTAAATGAATCTGTATTAGATTGCAAAAATAGTTTTAACTCCGCTATCTCCGAAAAGCTGGCAGTATATATTGATACTGCTGCTAAAAATATTGGTGGTAGTTTGTTAGAGTCTGTTGAATTGCCAAAAGATGATTCTGTTACTGAATCATACTTTTTACAGAATCCACAATTACAGAAAGCAATTGATTATGTTGTAGGTGGTGTTATCAAAGAAGGTATTGGATCTTTCGATAAGTATGTGAATTTAGCGGAAAATAAGTTTGGTGTATATGATGATAGTCTAAAAAACTATTTTGTCGAATCTATTTCAGATAGTCAACATGCATTAAATAAAAAACACCATGGTAATACAGATAAGGTGTTTCATCAAGCAGGAGATAAACCTGATACTTGCCCTTCTTGCAAAAAGCACGGCGAAAATCAGAAGAAGGGTGAGACGATTTCGCAATTGAGCGGTGGCCGATATGCCTCTCAACTCCACTTTGAAAATGCACCAAAGAAAGTAGCAAAGTTTACTTACAAAGGCCCCATTAAGAAAGTACCAACAACAGAAGAACACGAACAACCAGCAAAGCATATTGCTGCAATCAAAGATTTTATCGCAAATAAGCCTGTGCCAAAACCAAACATTAAAGCCGATGATGTTTTTGGTCCAAAATTAAAGAAAAGAAAATCAACATCGGGTATTGGTAAGGCTAAAAGAAGAAGATAATAGGGATAAATAAATTTATGAATAGATCAAAATTAATTTTAAAAAACATTTTCGCAAAAAATCCCGTTCAAGTTAAAGAGCATGTAGACACAATTTTATATAATAATATTGGTAATTTAATTGAATCTAAGAGATTACAGTTAACAGCAGAAATGTTTGATAATGGTGAAATGTCAACTCGACAAATTAGAGAAAGTGTTATAGCTCAACGGTCAGAGGCTAGAAGACAAGTATTAATGGCTCTATCCGAAGAAGTTAATAATTAAGGAGTTGGACTATAATGCCCGTCCAAATTATAAAAGATTCAAGTAGAGAGTTGGTAGTAAAAGTAACAAAATATGCAGGTACGGTTGATACTAATACTTCAATTGTGGATGCATCGACATTAAATGGTGCTGATGCATTAGCTACATTTAATGAATTAGCATTGACAAATGCTCAATGGTATATCACAGGTGGCACATTACAAATTATTTGGGCAGGCGCCACTCCTTCTGTTTGTGCTAATTTAGTTGGTAATGGCTCATTTAGATATACTGGTGGGGAATTCATCTTAATTAAAAATGATGCAGTAACGCCAACGGGTGATGTATTATTAACTGGTAAAGATTGGGCCGCAACTTCAGCATATACTGTTATTTTAACATTCACAAAGCTTTCCGGATTTAATCGTGGTGGTGTTGATTCTGTAAGTTAATAAGAGAATAAGATGAAAACATTTAAAGAAATAATACAAATTACAGAAAGTGTAAAAGAAATAACTTCTGATCGCGCTGGTTGGAGGTATAGTATGAAAAATACAGATCATCCAAGACACGGTGAATTTATTGAAAGAGGTTATAAACATAAGAGTTCACAAATTGCTTTTGGTAGATTATCTCATACATATGTTCATCCAAAAACAAAAGATAGAAAGTTTTTAATGAGTGATCCAAAACAAAAAGAACATTGGGTTGAATAAGATGAAAACATTTAAAGAAGTATTTAACGAAATTCACGATTGTCAGGCACTCCCAATAAATTCAAACTTGGTGTCAAAGGTAAGTTGCCATTTAATAAAAAATCTGGAAATAAAACTGGATTTGATACAGAATCGGATGAAAAAGATAAAAAGCACCAATGGCGCCAAGAAAATATGTTTAAAATGAAAAAGTTAAAAACTATAAGTAGGGGAATATGAAAACATTTAGAGAAGTATTACAAAATATTGTAGAAAGTTGCACACCACCGGTTGAAGAAGCTGCTGGTGTTTCTGGTCCATTAAATACATCTTCACATAAAGTATATGTGAAAGGTGCTACTTCATTAGCAAATAAGGATAATAGTGCATCTAGAAAAGTAAAGATGAATATTGCTAAAAAAGAAAAGAAGTTGGATAATCAAGCAAAAAAATCTTCCAAGTAAGGTAAAACAATGAAGCTAATAACAGAGTTTGCAACTCTTGGCGATCAAGTTAACTATGATATAGTTGAAGAGGTTGCTGGCCACAAAAAATATTATATTCAGGGTATATTTCTTCAATCTGAAATACAAAATAAAAATGGAAGAAGATATCCAAGACATATATTAGAAAAAGAAGTAAAACGTTATAATAATGAATATATTATGCAAAATAGAGCATATGGTGAATTAGGTCACCCTTCTGGCCCTTCAATTAATTTGGATAGAGTTTGCCATATAATTAGAGAATTATATCAAGATGGTAATAATTTTATTGGAAAAGCAGAAATTTTAAATACCGAATATGGTAAGACTGTACAAGCTATTCTTGACGCTGGTGGCAAACTTGGTGTTTCTTCTAGAGGTGTTGGTACCTTAAAGAAAGAAGGTAATGTTAATTTAGTGCAAGACGATTTTATGTTGGCTACTGCGGCTGACATTGTAGCTGATCCATCTGCACCTTCCGCATTTGTTAATGGAATTATGGAAGGTAAAGAATGGGTTTGGAATAATGGTATTTTGGAAGAATCTGTAGTTAATGAAATTAAAACAGAAATTCTAAAGCCAAAAACCAATATTAAGGGAATTAAAAGAGTAATTAATGAAGAAAGTGCTATTGATGCATTTTCCAAATTCCTTACTGGAATTAAAATCAAATTCTAAAATTTTCAATTTGATAAATATAATTTGAAGCAAAAAAAGGTTTATTAGGAGAGTTTATTAAAATGGCTAAAAATCAATTAACTGATGTAATTCGTGGAATTTTAACTGAATCTGGTCCCGATCAAATTCCAGGAAGAGCATCTTTAGATTTGAGTTACGATGAAGTTGGTGGTCCAATTACATCTGCTGATGCTGGAAAGTTGGATTATGCAAAGAGCATTAAAGCTGGCCAAGGTAAGTTACCAAATGCTGGTGGAGCAGGTCCAGAAAAAAATCCATCTAAGTATAAGAAAGTAGAAGACATCGATCCAAAGAAAGATCTTGGTGAAGAAGAAGAGGAAGACGATGAAAAGGATGATGTTAAAGAAGACGATAGCCGTCTACCATCTTGGCTAAAAGCAAAATCCAAGAAAGATGATAGCGATGATTCCGACGAAGATGATGAAAAGAAAGATGATAAAGACGATGTAAAGGAAGAAAGAGACGATAAGGACGAAAAAGGCGAAGATGACGGTGATGAAGATGACGAAAAAGAAGTAAATGAAGAATACTTCGAAAGCCGTTATGCTGAAGCTGATCGTTTAACAGAAGAATCTTTCAATTCATTATTTGAAGGCAAAAAGCTATCAGAAGATTTCAAAAATAAGTTGGCAACAGTATTTGAGTCAACAATTAACTTAAGAATGGATGTTATCAAAGAACACTTTGAAGCAATCTACGAAGTTCAATTAGACAAGAAAGTTAAAGATATTACAGAATCATTAACAACTACAGTTAATTCATACTTAACTATGGTGGCAGAAGAATGGTTACAGGAAAATGCTGTCCAAGTTGAACGCGGAATTAAGTCTGAATTAGTAGAAGATTTTATCGTAGAATTGAAATCTCTATTCGAAAAGCATTATATCGAAGTACCTGAAAAGAAAGTAGATGTTGTTGAAGCTCTTGCTGAAAGAGTAGATGAATTAACAGAACAACTAAACAGAACATTAAATAACAACGTTTCTTTAAATGAAGAATTAACTTCTCTAAAAAAGAAAATTGCTATTTCTGAAGCATCTACTGGTCTAGTAGACAGCAAGGCATCTAAGTTTAGAAAATTAGCAGAAAATATTGATTATTCAGATAAATTTACTGAACAGTTAGAGGTTTTAAAAGAAAGTATTGCAACAGGGACATCCAATACTGTAAAGAAAACAACTCTAACTGAGGAAGCTGATTCTGCACAATCAAATCAAAATACAAACAAACAAGAAACACGTAGTAATTTAGTAGAAGAAGTATTAAGCGTATTGGACCCATCCAGAAATAAATAAGAAAGTGAAAATTAGTGAAACACTAAATAAGTCCAGATTAAAAGATTTTATTAGGAGATAATTTAAATGTCAGTAATCGATGAACTAAAAGCACAGCAATCAAAGAATTTGATGCTGATGGAAAAATGGCAAAAAGTTCTGGATTGTGGTGATCCTATCGTTGATAGATTCGGCCGCCCAGATGCAACAAAGAGAGCAATTACCGCACAGTTGTTGGAAAATACACAACATGCAATTGCTCAAGAAAGACAAGCTGAAGCACAAAGCATGATCAGCGAAGCAGCACCAGTTAACAACATTTCCGGTGGTGCAATTGGTATGTGGGATCCAATTTTGATCTCAATGGTAAGACGTGCAATGCCAAATACAGTAGCATATGATTTCTGTGGTGTTCAACCAATGTCCGGTCCAACCGGCTTAGTTTTCGCAATGAAGTCACGCTATGTTAACCAATCTGGTACAGAAGCATTATTTAATGAAGCAGATACAGCCTACACTGGTACAGGTATCGTAAGCGGAACAGCACACGCTGGTTCTTCTCCATATGATAGCCCATATACAACTGGTGAAGGTATCACAACTGGACAAGCTGAAGCATTGGGTGATGGATCCGGTCCTGACTTCCCAGAAATGGCATTTAGCATTGACAAGGTAATGGTAGAAGCTAAGTCTAGAGCATTGAGAGCAGATTACACAATCGAATTGATGCAAGACTTAAAGGCTGTTCAAGGTATGGATGCAGAAACAGAATTAGCTAATATTCTTTCTGCTGAAATTCAATTAGACATTAACCGCGAAATTATTCGTAAAATGTTTGGTGTTGCAAAGCCTGGAGCCCAAGCTGGTGTATCCGTTGCCGGTCAATATGACTTGGATCTAGATTCAAACGGCCGTTGGTCAGTTGAAAGATTTAAGGGACTATTGTTCCAAGTAGAACGCGAAGCAAATGCTATCGCAAAAGAAACACGTAGAGGACGCGGTAATTTCATCGTTTGTTCTTCAGACGTTGCCTCTGCATTAGATTTATCTGGTAAGTTGGACTATGCTCCATTAGCAAACTCCAATCTACAAGTAGACGATACTGGTAATACTTTCGTTGGTGTATTACAAGGCAAGTATCGCGTATATATCGATCCTTACTTCGGTGGTTCTTCAACACACGAATTATTGGTAGTTGGATACAAAGGTAATTCACCTTTCGATGCAGGATTCTTCTATTGTCCTTATGTCCCATTGCAAATGATGAGAGCAATTGGACAAAATAGTTTCCAACCAAAAATCGGGTTCAAGACAAGATATGGCATCGTTGGTAACCCATTCTTTGGTGCAACTGCTGGCGCAATGACAGCAAACGCAAACCCTTACTTCAGAAAAGTGAAAATTTTAAATATTAATTAATAACTTCTTTACAATCAATAAGTTAAAAAAACAATAACATAAAATAGCGGAAGAAACAAATCTTCCGCTATTTTATGTTATAATAGTACATATGATTGATAAGTTTGGTGTAATTTATAAAATAACTAACCATATAACAAATGAATTATATGTTGGTAAAACAGAACGTTCTTTGGAAACAAGAAAGAAACAACATATTAGAGCATCTAAAAAATATAACACAAAATTATATAACGCGTTTAATAAATTTGGTATAGAAAATTTTTCTTTTGATATTATTGAACAATGTAAGTTGGTTGATTTGAGTGCGAGAGAAGTTTATTGGATAACTGAGTTCGATTCATTCAATACTGGTTATAATATGACTATAGGTGGAGAAGGTGTATCTTCTTACCAAATGACAGAATTTTCTCGCCATAAAATGAAAATTTCGCATATTGGTGAAAGAAATGGGTTTTATGGAAAAAATCATACTGATGAGACTAAACATATAATTTCCACCGCTATTAAGAAAACAAGACACCTATACAAACCATTTTTAAATAAAAAACATACAGAAGAATCAAAACAAAAATCTAGATCCAAGTTAGCAAAAACTTATAAAATACAATTACCAGATAAATCTGAAATAGTTGTAGTTGGTTTAAAATCGTTTTGTAAAGAACATAATCTAACATTATCCAACTTATTGCAAAATAAGCACGGTCACAAAGGATATTTTATCATAAAAAATGAAGTATAAGTTATATAAAATAACCAACAATAAAACAAATGATATCTATATTGGTCAAACGGTATGGTCATTAAAGAAAAGATTTGGACAACATATATATCGCGCATTAGTAGAGAATAATATATCCTTATTCTACAATGCTATCAAAAAATATAGTAAAGAAAATTTTTCTATAGATTTAATTGAAGAAGTTGATGATAGATATTCTGCTAATATCTTGGAAAAGAAACTTATCTCTAAACTAAAACCTAGATATAATATACAAGATGGTGGTGTGGAGTTATCACACCATTCAGAGGAAACCAAAGAAAAATTATCAAAAGTTC